CAGTCTTTTAGGATTTGTTGTTCAATCTGGGCAAAGATTTGCTGCTATTACTGACATGCAAGTTGGTGATGCAAATCAAAACGCTCCAGTTGGTACAACAATGGCATTATTAGAGAGGGGCTCAAAAGTAATGTCAGGTATTCACAAAAGATGTCATTACTCTCAAAAAAGAGAATTCAAATTATTGTTTGATGTCTTTGCAGACTATTTACCTGAAACATATCCTTATTCTGTAGAAGGTGCAGATCGAACTGTAAAAGCTGAAGACTTCAGCGATCGTGTTGATGTATTGCCAGTCTCTGATCCAAACATATTTTCTACAACTCAAAGAGTAACTCTAGCTCAAACAGAATTACAACTAGCACAAAGTGCACCTGATATTCATAATATCAAAGAAGCTTATAGAAGAATGTATGAAGCTTTAGGTGTCAAAGATATTGATCAAATTTTAAGAAAAGATAGTCCTAATGAACCTAAAGATCCAGCCACGGAGCACGCTGATTTACTCGATGGTAATTTACTGAAAGCCTATGAAGGACAAGATCATGATGCTCATATTCAAAATCATTTAATTTTTGGAACAAACCAAATGGTTCTTGGTAATCCTCCAATGGCAATGAAATTACAGAAGCACGTCTTAGAACATATTTCTTTAAAAGCAAAAGAACAGACAGCATTCCTAGTACAACAACAACAAGTTCCTGAAGATCAAACAGATAATGTTATTGCTAAATTAGAAGCACAATTTATGGCAGAAATAAAACAAATGTCAGCTCAGTTAAGTGGTCAAGGTAAGCCTGATCCTGTCATACAATTAAAGCAACAAGAACTACAACAAGACGCACAAAAAGATCAAATAGATGCGCAAGTGGATCAAGCAAAGCTACAATTAGATGCAGAAAAACTTAAACAGAAGACAGCGATTGATCAAGCAAGAATACAAAAAGATTATGATATTGCAGATAAACGTGCTGAAGTTCAGTACGACAAGATGACAACGCAAACATTAAATCAGGAAAGAAGAGATGCCACTAACAAACAAAGGTAAAAAAATTATAAAATCTATGAAGAAAGAGTATGGAAAGAAAAAAGGAGAGCAAGTATTTTACGCTTCTAAAAACAAAGGTACAATAAAGAAAGTAGAAAAGAAAAGTGGAAAGTAAATTAAAAGCAAAGTATGTTATGGATATTATGGATGAAACAACAAAACTAAGAGTTCAAAAAATTATTGACAGCACAAGGGATTTTGTTCAAGAACAAGCTGAACAAGGTATTGATCTAATAGAGTTAGCGCAAGTTATGCTTTCAATGAGTCGAGAGGCTATGGTTGATGTTTATGGAGAAGTTGTTGCAGATAGTTATATTTCACAGCAAATTAGTTATTTGAAAAATCCTGAAAATAGTCTAACATTACATTAATGACTAAACGATTGACAAAAACAACTCCTCCTAAAAAAGGACCTAAGTCACAAGGTATGGATATTCCTTATGGAAAAACAGTACCAGTTGGCGCTGTCCCTGAGGATAAGAAAAGTAAACGTGGCTATGGAATAGCATCAAAAGGACTTAAATTCGAAGGAGTATTCTAATGCAAAAATGGATTAAGGACCTTTGGGAACAACACCCAAAGAAAAAATGGCTCATAATCGGTGTAATAATCGGTTGGGTAATCGCTCAATATATCTAATCAATGTTATCTAAACTATTAGGTGGATCTTTAGTAGACACTGTCGGTAAAGTTATTGACAGTGTCCACACTTCAGAAGAAGAAAAAGGTCAAATTAAAATAAAACTTCAACAATTAGAAAACGAGATTAACTCCAAACAAATGGATATTAATTTAGCTGATGCTAAGTCTACTGCTATAGGTTTTGGTGGTATGATGCAACGGTCGTGGCGACCCCTCATTGGGATGTCCTGTGCGTTAGCCATATTGTGGGAGTTCGTATTAAAACAATTTATTGTTTTTATCTTAGCTGCTTTCAGTATTCAACATAACCCTCTTCCAGAGCTTGACATGTCGACTTTATTCCCACTCGTCACAGCTTTACTCGGAATGGCGGGGCTTCGTAGCTTCGAAAAATCTAAGAAAATTACGAAATAGTGGAACAGTTTGACTACAAGGTAAAAAAACTTATTCAACAAAAAATTGAAGATCAAAAAGAAAATTTGTTGAGTAGAAGTCTGAGTTCTTATGAGCAGTATCAATACGAACTTGGAAAATTACATGCTTTAGAGCATTTATTAATAGACTATCAAGAACTAAAAAAAAAGGTGATAGAAGAATGAGTAAACTAATAGTACCAAGTTATTTAAAAAATAACGACAGTAAAAAGGAAGAAAAAAAGAAAGAAAAAGAACCTGCTATGGAAAGAGTTCCTCAAGCAACAGGTTGGAGAATGGTAATTTTACCTTATAAAGGGGTAGAAAAAACAAAGGGTGGTTTATTACTTACTGATAAAGCCATCGAGGAACAACAACTCACTACTAATGTGGGTTTAATTTTAAGTATGGGTTCTGATGCTTATGCTGATAAGAATAAATTTCCTAATGGACCTTGGTGTAAAAAAGGCGATTGGGTAGTATTTGCCAAATATGCTGGCTCTAGAGTCAAAATTGAAGGTGGAGAAATACGTATTCTTAATGACGATGAGATATTAGCAAAGTTGAAAGATCCGAAAGACGTACTAACTATCTATTAAGGAGATAAAAATGACTGAAGAAAAAATGGTAGACCTTGACACTACAGGAGAGGGTCAAGAGGTTGAGCTTCAAGAAGAAGAAAAATCTACTGAAGAAAATAAAGTCGAAGAAAAAGTAGAAGATTCTTCCGAAAATAAAAAAGAAGTTTCAAGTGAAGAAAGCTCAGGTGATGATTCTAAAGAAGATGGTTTAGATAAGTATTCTAAAAATGTTCAAAGAAGAATTAAGAAGCTTTTAGACAGAGTAGAGAAGACAGAACAAAGAGAACAAGAAGCTCTTCGTTTTGCTGAAACTGCTAAAAAAAAATATGAAGAGTACGAGAAAAAAATTAAATCTCTTGATGAGAATTATATTTCAGAATATGAAACAAGAGTTCAATCTCAAATTGAACAAGCAAAAAAATCTTATCAAGACGCTCTTTACAATAACGATGTCAATGCTCAAGTTGATGCTCAAAGAGCTTTAACGAGACTAGCGATTGAGGAAGAAAGAGCACTTGTTTCTAAACAACAAAGAGAACAGCTCTTAAAACAACAAGAAGGTTTGATGGCAGAAAAACCTAAAACGGAACAACCTGTTCAAAGACAACCTGATCCCAGAGCTGAACAATGGGCAGAAGAAAATTCATGGTTTGGAAAAGATGAAGCTATGACTTTTACAGCTTTAGCTCATCATAAAAATCTTTTAAAAGAAGGTTTTGACCCAAAGAGTGATGAGTATTATTTGGAAATAAACTCTTATATGAAGGAACAATTTCCTAATAAATTTACTTCTAAAGAAGAAGAAGTAAAAGAAACAAAAGAAAAAGCTCCTCAAACAGTTGCTGGAGCTTCTAGAACATCAAAATCAAGTGGTTCTAAAAAAGTAAAGTTAACCCCTAGTCAAGTAGCAATTGCGAAAAAATTAGGTGTACCCCTTGAAGAATACGCAAAATATGTATAGATTGGAGATAATATGGTAAATAAAACGTCAAGATCTAATGAGACTAGGGAAAAAACAGCTCGTAAAAAAGGTTGGACTAGACCCTCTTCATTAGACGCACCCCCAGCACCTGAAGGTTTTAAACACAGATGGATAAGGGAATCAGTCAGAGGATTTGATGATACAAAAAACATCATGGGAAAATTACGAGAAGGTTGGGAATTAGTCCGAGCTGACGAGTATCCTGATTGGCAACTTCCTACTATTGATGATGGAAAACACGCTGGTGTGATAGGGGTAGGTGGGTTACTGTTAGCTCGTATGCCAGTAGAAACTGTTGAAGAGAGAAACTCTTATTACAAAAACTTAACCGAGAGCCAAAAAGAGGCTGTCGACAGCGATCTACTGAAAATTGAGGATCCTCGGATGCCGATCAGTAAACCCCAAAGACAAACCAAAGTAACTTTTGGTTCAGGAAACAAGTCGTAATCGGCACGGTTTGTTAAACGACCAATACTAACAACGTATTACAAAGGAGTAATATTATGGCAAATCAACAAGGCAACTTTGGATTTCGTCCAGTGCTAATGATGGGTTCTGCATATCAGGGCCAAGGTCAACAACAGATGACTATCGCTAGCAACGAAACGAATTCCATTTTTATGGGAGATCCTGTCGTGCTAAACGCAAACGGATCAATCTCTCGTGGGTCCACTGCTGGTGCTGAGATTGTTGGTGTTTTCAATGGTTGTTTCTACACAGACCCAACTTCACAAAAACCAACTTTTTCAAACCACTATCCAGGGGCAATTGTAGCTGATGATATCGTTGCAAACGTAATCAGTGACCCAGACGTAGTGTTTGAAGTCAAATGTGACGATGCAAACGCTGGACGAGCGCAAGTCGGTTCAACTGCTAATATCTCAACTTATGCAGCAGGATCTACCAAATCAGGTATTTCAGGCGTATCAATTGACGGTAGTACATTTGCAACTAGCAGCGCTTCAAACTTCGCTGTTTATGATCTTTCAACAGATCCTGACAACAGTGACTATACTGCTGCTAACGCTAACATTCTTGTTAGAATTAACAAACATCAGTATAGAGATACCACAGGAATATAAACTATGGCTATATCTAGAAGTCAACTCGTTAAAGAGTTAGAACCAGGTCTAAACGCACTGTTTGGCTTGGAGTACGCAAGGTATGAAAACGAACACGCAGAAATCTTTGACAATGAATCTTCAGACAGAGCGTTTGAAGAGGAAGTAATGTTATCAGGTTTCGGTTCTGCACCCTCAAAAACAGAAGGTGCTGGCATATCTTATGACACAGCGGTCGAAGCATACACTTCACGTTATACACACGAAACAATTGCATTAGGTTTTGCGATAACAGAAGAGGCAATCGAAGATAATCTTTATGATCAGCTTTCATCTCGTTACACAAAAGCTCTTGCAAGATCAATGGCAAACACAAAGCAAGTAAAAGGTGCTGATGTTTTAAACACAGCCTTTGCTGGTGCAGGTGCTTCAGGAACTAATCCTGGTGGTGATGGTGTGTCACTTATAAATACACAACACCCATTGGCACAAGGTGGTCTTTTATCAAACAGATTAGCAACTGATGCTGATTTGAATGAAACATCACTTGAGCAGTCATTAATTGACATTGCTGCATTCGTGGATGAGCGTGGTCTTAAAATCGCAACACAAGGTAGAAAACTTATAATTCCAAAAGAATTACAGTTTACTGCTGATAGATTAATGGCATCTGCTAACAGAACAGGCACTGCTGATAATGATATCAACGCAATCAGAAACATGGGAATGATTCCTGAAGGTTATGTAGTAAATCACTTCTTAACTGATGTGAACGCATTCTTCATTAAAACTGATGCACCTAATGGTCTAAAGCATTTCACAAGAACTGCTCTTTCCACAAACATGGAAGGCGATTTTGATACAGGTAACGTAAGATACAAAGCTAGAGAGAGATACTCATTTGGTTTCTCAGATCCTAGAGGTATTTTCGGAACTTCAGGCGCATAATTAGCACAATAAATAAAATAGCGAGGGGGCTTTCATGCCCCCTTTTTTTATGATACTAATTAAGAACTAGCATAATAGATTACATAGACTGAGCTAGTCAGACGGTATAGAGACTATGTAATCGGTCTATACAACCTAGGAGGTTTATAATGGCAAATACTACATTTTCAGGACCAGTATTATCAAATAATGGTTTTGTCGCTCCAACATTCACATTAGCTACACTACCAACAGCAACAGCAGGTTTATTAATCTATGTTTCTGATGCAACAGGAGCTTCTTTAACAGGTTCTCTTTGTTTCGGTAATGGTACAAACTTTGTGGACGTAACTACTGGCGCAGCAGTAGCGTAAGGAGTAAGTTATGATTAACTATAGATCAGCTAAAGTAACAGCAACAGGCAATGTGGGATCAGGTCCTGCAAGACTGATAGCTATTCATGCTATCTGTGGTGCATCTGCTGGAAGTATTGTTTTGAAGGACGGAAGTGGAGGATCGACTAAATTAGATATAGATACTCCTGCTTCAGCTACAGCAGTAATTGAAACTTACATCGGTGATACAGGTATGAGATTTGAAAACGTGATTCATGCTACATTAACTAATGTGACTTCACTAACTTGCATCTTCGGATAATGGCAGACAAACAGCCACCAAAAACTAAAAAATATTTCCGCTCCACTAAATCTGGGGCGGGAATGACTAAGGCTGGAGTGAAACGCTATAGAGCGGAGAACCCCGGTTCTAAATTAAAAACAGCAGTCACAGGTAAAGTAAAGAAAGGTAGTAAAGCTGCGAAACGTAGAAAATCTTACTGTGCTAGATCTGCTGGTCAAATGAAACAATTTCCCAAAGCAGCTAAAGATCCGAATTCAAGATTACGACAAGCAAGAAAAAGATGGAGATGCTAGATGAAACTACTTATAACACTTCTCTTTTTCTTCACACTAACAGCTACAATAACTGATGTAAAAGCTGAGACGAACACCGTGTCGAGCACGGTCGTAACCAATTCAACACCCCCTACAGCAAATGCTCCAACTATCATGAATAATAATAGTGATATATGCAAACTTGGAATTGGAGCTAGCGTACAAAATAATGTTTTAGGATTAGCTTCAGGCTATGTCGTTACAGACGAATTTTGTGAGACTCTTCGTGCTAGTCGTGCTATGTACCAATATGGCATGAAAGTTGCGGCAGTGGCATTATTATGTCAAGATCCTCGTGTCTGGGATAGCATGCTCGATGCAGGGACCCCGTGTCCTGCTGAAGGACTTATCGGTACGGAGGCTGCTAATTACTGGAAAGAAAATCCTAGTAAAATTCCTGTAGGATCTAAATTTAGAGATGATTACACCATAGTTGTAAAAGATGAAACACAACAAGGAGACTTTGATGCTCTTAAGAATTTTGGTCTTATGGCTCTCACTTTATTCCTTATCCTCTAAAGCTGCTACGTGTTTACCTAACACTGAAGGTCTTTGTACTCCAGAGGTATTAATTACAGAAGAATCTGTTGTTGTTAAAACAGAAGAAGACAAAGGTACAGAAATAATCTTTACTGAAGCCACTACCAAAACAACA